TTAAGCGTAGTTTGCCACGCATCATCAGTACCATTCCATCTGATTGCTACGTTTGTCAAGTCACCTCTCTCTACCTCTATACCTGCATTAGCATCACTAGTGCCAGTTTGGTCAGAGTTTAATAATACGAAAGCATCTTTAATGTTGACTGTCTCTGATAGAGTTGTGGTAGCTGTTCCTATTACATTGAGATTACCATTAATAGTAGTGGTTACTCCATCTGAACCTATGCTTACTGCTCCACCTGATGTGTTTAAATTTAATTGTGCTCCTGCTGCACTACCATCTCTAGCTTGAATCTTATTTCCATCGATTCCCATATTAGCTCCACTATCTGCACCTACTTGCACTATACCTGTACCATCGGTTAAATTAGCAGTAGAACCTGCTAAACTTACTTCTAGTGGTACACTTGGATTAGTAGAGCCTACAGCGAACTTAGTAGCAACTTTGGCTCCATTAGAGCTATCTAAAGTGAGCTCTCCAGAGCTAGGCCCTATAGTGCTCCCATCATTTTGCATAATATAGTTACCAGTAGTCTTTATATTGCCTCCTGATACATAGAGCTTATCCCAGTCTGCTTTACCTGTAAAATTAGCTGGGCCTATTGCGTAATTACCAGTCTTGTTAGCTCTGACATTACTTGAAGAGGTATCATCCTCTCTAGTGAATGCGTCACCAACTGCTGATAGAGAATTTATTTTATCGTAAACTGCATTCTTACTTGGTGCTACGTCTTCTACAGCGTCCCAAGTAGCGTCAAATGCATCATTGCTGACTTTATTGTCAACTTTATTTTTAATATATTGTTTGGAGGGTAGCCTGTCGTCTAATACTAGGGGCATTCCCTTTTTGGGTTTGTTGCCTGAAAGGGCTTCGTTATCTAAACCGTATTCCTTAACCATGTGCTATACTCCTAAAGTGGGTGCCTTGTTCTATTGGTGGCACCCATACCAAAATTTTAATCCAGATAGTTATATCTAATCGCCGATTACGATAACTCCAGCTTCAGGTCTGATAACTTTTAGACCATATCTCATGGTCATGTAGCTACCTTGAATTCCGAATCCGGGGTTAGCTTCTTCTACGGTTAGACCGCGTCTCTCGACGTAAGCTACTGGCTTCATTGACATGTCAAAGACACCGAATCGGTTCTTTGGTATGTAATGGTTCATGTAGACGTTTAGACCGTAGAGTTGTCCGACAATTCCACTTGCTGATACGTCGTTTACATAATCCAATCCACCTTTCTGGGCGTCGCCGCTTCCAGAGAATGGTGCAGTGAAGTCTGCTAAGTCGAGTAGAGTTTTGTAATGTGAAGGGGAAATCATCAAAGTATCTGCTGTTCCACCTTTTGCATTAATTAACTCCATAGCACTTGTAATATCTGCTAGACCAAGGTCACCAGTTGCATCAGTATCACCGTCTTGAGCTGCGAAGTAGTGTGAACCAGTGTTTGGACCGAGAGCGGCCAAATCTGCTGCACTATACTCACCGTAGTCATAAATCCTTACTGCATCTCCACCTGTGGTTGGGGTAGACCCGTAGAAACCACCGTGTGAAGCGTTAGCGAAAGTTGTTATGTTTGCTTCAGTTGTACTTGCTGTAATGTGTGCGCCATTGTATCCAGTACCGTATTCTGCTTTATATAAACCGAATACAGTGTAGATGTAGTGCTGTGTTACGTGACGCTCGACGGCTCTTCTAGCTTCGTTCAAAGCCATTTCCATTTCTGAAAATCTTGAGTCTTCAAGCATACGTCGGGTGACACCTACTGCCAATCCCCACTCTTTGACTGAAATTCTTTCGTTTCTCAAGTCAGTGTGTTGATAAGCTGGAGTGTCTCCTTCTTCTATCTGTTCTAGCGTCATGCTAGGTTTTGCGAACGTAATATCTACGTCGCCGCCAGTCTCCGTTTGGAATCGCTCTGCGAACATTGCGATTACAGGCATATCCGTAACTTTGTAGTCTTGGATAGCGTCTTTGTAATCTACAAGTACTCGGTTTGCGGTTGAACTGAGATTGGATGACATTAATCCTTCTTTTGCTGTAACCATTTTTTCACCTTATACCTATAGTAAGAGTGCCTTTACGAAATCTGTGTGTGTAGCGCTTTTTGCTTCTAGAGCAATAGCGAACCTTTCGTCTGCGGATGTTTTAGCTTTTGCTAATCCTGCTGCGCTGTGACCTAGTGCATCACCTGCGGCAATGGTTCCTGTTGCTTTCAAGAAAACAACTGCTCCTTTACCGGTAATAACGGATGCTGGGTCTCCAGACGTTGCATCGACAAAAAGTACACCAACAGCTGCGTTTAAGTATGAAGGTAAGTCTTCAGTTGCTGCTACGATTGCTCCACTACTGTTGAACTCAACAATAGTTCCTGCATCTAAGTCTGCTCCTGCGTTACCTAACTTCATAACACGAGCTGGTGCGCCACCGTCGTTAACTAATATGTTAATTCCTGCTGCCATATTTCATCACCTATTTTTCTTCTCCTGTGAAAACGATGCGTCCGTTTTCCATCGCAAACATGCGTGGTTTTTCTTCTGCTTCAGCTTCCACTGGCTTTTCTTCATCACTGTGGGCTTTACCTTTACCGAAGGTCCTTTCGGATTCTTCTGGTACTGGCATAGACTCCATGGCGATGGAGAAACCTTCTAGCTTAACCTCATCCCAAGAAGTGAGTTCCTCAGCACGTGCTTCCTTAGATTCGTCATCGACTTTACCTAAGACAGCTTCTTTCTCTATGATTGTGTTGACGAAGTTAGAAATTCTGAGCTTTGCTTCTTCAGCTGCTCTTGCTTCCTTCTCTTCTTCAAATTTGGTAATCATAGCGAGGGCTTCTTCGTGCTTGCTGTTCAATTCTTCGTATGAAGTTTTCATCTCTTCAAGCTGAGTTCTCATAGCGGCGAATTCACGCTCTACAAGTGTTTCAGCTCCAGAGTCTTCTACGTTTTTTACTTCTTCAGCCATAGTTATTTCCTCGCTGGTTGTCCCGTGTGTTTCACAGGCACATGATTCTTCTTCGTGGCCACCACAGCCACAGTCTGAATCTTTTTCACCGAATTCACGGTGTTCGTTGCATTCCTCTCCTTTATCAATTGTACATGCTTCACAAACGGGTGTGCGAGTCTCATTATCAATGAAGCTCACCTCTACAGGGCGTATGTCAGTAGCGAATGGCTCACCTAGGACGTCAACGTCTTTGGATAACCAGTCTATACTTACATGCGTCATGTTACCGTTTTCCAATTTCTCTAACACTTCACTTGCCTTTGCGGACTCTCTGTGTATACGTGCCAACATTTCAATTGCTGACTTTCCATCTTCAAGTTTGACGATTTTGGGGTTGATAGCCGTGCCTAAGAGGTCATCGTCAGTTCTTTGATGATTATAGTATACTGGAAGAGTTTCAAAAGCTTTTAAATTTTCTTCCAAGATGGATGGTTCTATGAAAACCTTTTGGTCACCATCTTCGTCGTGGGGTCCCGACGTGATAGCGATTACTGGGAATTCTAAGTAGTCATCCGTATTTGTAATCTCACCAATAGTAGGAGCAAAACTCCTTTTATTTTCTCGGTCCCCGGCAGAATCCATAGCAAAACTTCTTTCAGTCTTGACTTCATCTACCCTCATGCGGCACATTTTAGCCGCAGTCTCTTCGTAGTTTTCAGCTCCACGATTTTTAAGTGTAGCTGCTACGTCTATTATACAGCGCTCGTATTCGTATTCGCTCATTCTCTGTCCCCCGTAGTATTAGCGCTTGGTTCGTTACCAGCGCGGTTCTCTGTTCTTTCTGTTTCTTCTGTCTTATCTTGGTCTCTACCTCCAGATATGTTGGCATTCTTTGCAGTCTCTTGCTGTTCTACCACTCCATCTGGGTTTAAACCTCTTTCCATTCTAACCTCTTGAGGTGAAAGAACTCCCTCTGAAAGGTATATCATATCAGTCTTAGCTTTCAAGAAAGCATCATCGACATTCATTTGACGGAATCTAAATAAGGCATCTCCAGAACCTACTTGAGGCATCAGTTGTGAATTAATAGATGCTTCTATAGCAGATTGTAAATGTCTTACATATGGTTCAAATATAGGACGTGCCTGTTCAGGCTTATCCCACATAGTCATAGGAACTTTCATAGCTATTGCTATTTTATTCATAATATCATCCGTATACTTACCATATTCGAATGCTCTTTGAGTTCCTTGTAATTCCTTTACTGTTATATCATTACCATGTATAATATCTTCACCGGGTTCTAAACCGTTGAAGGCACTTACTATTTCGTTGATTTTATCTGGTCCATAAGGCATATCAGGTAAACCAGCACTAATATCGAAACGACTATTAGCGTATTTATTAAGAGCCGCACCGATGTCGCGCTCTGCATAATCTTTAAGGTCAATGAGATAAAGAATAGGGTGTATATCAGATAAGCCATAGGCATAATCATCAAACGGATTGTTCTTGTACTCAATGATTTCATCTTCTTCAAATCTTATGGACTCCTTATCATCTCCCAAATCTTGATAATAATACATGATTTGTCCACTCTCATCTCTTTGTACATACATATTTTGAGATGAACGTAGCACTAGGTTATCTCCAGTCCATTCTAGATAGGATGTACCAAAGATTCTACCATTACGTAGCCATGAATATATAAGTTGTTCTATATTTATACTATCAAAAAGCTGGGTGATAGCTTGGCGTTCCTCATCACTGTCCGTTACGATGTCGTATCCGTCCTTAGAGGCGTAGAGACATGGCAAATCTATCAGAGTTCTTACTATAGGGTCCGACAAATACACATTCATGTACGTTCGATAATCGCCAACCTGCGGTTCTTTCATCGCATCACCACGCCCGAAGGCATTGGACTGCAATTGAATCCGGCGTATTACTCCATCTCCGAAGGAGCGTGGATTATCCTTAGTGAACGGTGGATTAGTCCCTTTAGTTGCGAAACTCCGCCTATTGAAAGGCCAATAATCTCTTAGAGCCATAGCTATCGTATAAATATAATACGCGGCAGTATATAAAGCTTTCGCTAAATTCCGCCCGGAGAGTGCTTATTAACCTTGAAATTTCTCGTAGTTTTACCAAAAACAGGCCCTGATGCTGTTTTCTTGGCTGGTATGTGTGTAGAACGGTTAATATTCACTGATGCGAACGATGATTCGGGTGGTAACATACCTAAACAGGCATGTATTCCTATCACAGAGCTATCACAATAGTCATCATGTTTACCATCTGGTGCAGCTATCTTTTCTGTTTTATTGGCTGCATCCATTGTATATTCTAGATTTACATGTTCTTTATACCACTTGTTCACTAGTTTTGCATCGTTTGGAGGTAGGTATTTAGGGTTTGGTACCTTAACTTGACCTTGTTGGACGTATGACACTAGGTCTCTGTAGACCTGTGTTTTAGTACCCTTCGGTCCTCCTGTAAATACGAAAGGTATAAAATGTATTTCTGCTTGTATGCAGTCTACTCTTATATCTTGTTCAATAGCACCACCTATACCTGTAGCGTCAATAATTACTCTTTTTGCTCCAAAATTGGTAGCTACATCCATTATACGTTTACGTTGATACGGTATATCATGACCTCCTGTCTTTGGTCCTATCTCTTCTAAGTAAATTAGATTTGCAATATTACCTTCATCATTTTTTTCATTAGCCCATACACTAATAACAGTAGAATTCACAGATTTACCTATATCTACACCTACAACACAGTTAGGGTATGGTGTACCATATTCAGCAAACTGTTGGTCAATAAAACATTTCTTAAGTATTTCGGGGTTGAATATATTACTCGTTGATTCTACAAACTGGCACTCATATTCTGTTCTCCAATATATAGAGTCTTCTCCCCATTCTGTCATCTTCTGTAACATATCTTCTTCATCATAAGGAGGAGCATAGGCTCTACCCTTCTTTACAGCATCTCTCCATGTAAAGTGTAATCTTTCAAATGAATCTTCATAATCTTCGTCATAAAGATATCTATACATGTGGTTCTCTTTGCTCTTTGGAGTTCCCAAGTTGATAAATGGAGCCTTATTAGATAATATGGAAGGTTCTACATTATCAATGAATAACTTATCATCAATCAATGGGCTTTCATCTACTACTAAGAAAGTAGGATGCTGTCCTCGTATTGCTTGTCCTTGATTAGAAGCAGCAATAGGGGCTCTACGTAGCACCGTACCTCCCTTCATTGTGATATTAGGCTTGTTATGGAATCTATAATGGTCAATTAAGCTCCCCAAGAACTCATTATCAGCAAAATGTCTATAACAATAGTTAAAGATTAATGAAGCTTGGTCCTCAGATGG